TAAATGGAAAAAATCAGACTGGGATAGACGCGCTGCGATGCTAGAGCCAAACCAGCCTGCACCCGTAACAGATGAAACCCAAGCGCCAATCGCGCACAAATTGGTAAATGGTGTGGGTGTGGTGGCCACCGGTATCAATCGCCGTGGCTTCAAGCTTCATTTCGCGCCCATAATGGTTGGTAAATTTGGCATCACGCAGATAGTCTGCCAGCGCTTGGCGGGTTTTTTCATCATCTGGTTTACCAGGTATTACGTGATAATCAATTGGCATGGTCACATCGCCGCGCGCATGCCCAGTGATTTGAATTTCAAAGCGATCATCTTGCGTATCTACACCAGCGGTTAACACGAATACGCCAATGGGGATAGTGCGCAACTGGTAAGGCTCAGCCCGTGCCAGTAATACGTTTGGTTTTAAGTCGTGGCACTGTTTATTGTGGGGGCAGATACCGCCAAACATTTACTTTATAACCGCCTAAATGGTGATGTAGATAAAGACCCAAGCGAGCGCAAGGTGCGCTTTAGCACGCAGCTAGAGCCAGAATATTTTGACGGCTTGGTAAGCGAAACATTTAACCCGCAAAAAAACCGCTGGGAGCTTAAAAAAGGCAAACGCAATGAGCCGCTTGATACTTGGGTGCTAAGCATTGCAGCTAGCCACCACCCAGAGCTGTATTTACATAAATGGAAAAAATCAGACTGGGATAGACGCGCTGCGATGCTAGAGCCAAACCAGCCTGCACCCGTAACAGATGAAACCCAAGCGCCAATCGCGCCAACCGAGCCGCCAAAAGCCAAAACAAATAAAGCAAGGCCTGCAGCAAAACCAAATTTATTGATAGACCCAGATTGGAGTGGCAGATTATGACCAAAAGTGATGAAACGCGCCAACAATGGCTAAGAGATTTAAGCCTAGGCCTGCGCGATGAATTTAACCTCAGCGAAAATGACGCGCTCAACCGTGCTAGCAGTTTAATGGACCGCATGAGCCAAGTATTACCCGCTGGCACTTACTATTGGCCAGGCGCAGACAAAGCAAAACGTAACCAAGAAATTTTAAGGAGTTTAAGCAAAATGAGCATGCATGAAGTAAGTAAAAAATTCCACATTAGTGAAAAGCGCGTGTATAGCATACGCTCAAGCGCCATGAAAAAGCGAGACCAGCAACGGATCGCGCAAGAAGTGCCTGTAAAGCCATTGAGTGGCAAGATTTAACCTTGCCACCGATTAATTTATTGAATGTATGGAGGATGGTGAATAAATGACCCAACGGACAGAAGAACAATATCAAGAGTTAAGCCGCAAGGTTGCTGAGAAGTTTAATATTACACCGTATCAACATATTGATACACCTGCGACATATTGCTTTGGAATGCAAGATTCATCATGTTCTTTTATAACTAAACAACTTTGGCTATATGAGGATTGGCACACCATTATGGAGTTGTGTGTTAATCATAATATTTTTGTTGAAAAAATTATTTTTAATCACGATAACATTCACTATAAGGCATTTCATTGTGCTCGCGGTTTTTCTGGTGCTTTATTAAGTGTTAAACAATCAGACCACAACAACGACAAATCACTAGCCGAGCGTATAGCACGTATGCTGGCATTAATGGAGGTATAGCTAAAATCATAATAATTCAAGACTAAAAACCTAGCTTCAATATTCTTAAAATACCCCTAAAAATAAGAATTTAAACGCGCTACTCTAAGCGCCTATGAGTACCGCTACCGACATGCTTGCAGCCTATATGGCGGCAGAAATTGCCGTTTTACAGGGCAAAGAGGCCACTATTGGCGACCGCAAACTACGCTTTGAAGATTTAGCAGAAATTCGCGCGGGGCGTAAAGAGTGGGAGGCCAAAGCCTCATCTGAGCTGGCAAAAACTGACCGCGCGCACGCCATTGGTGGCTTGCGTTATTCTGTGGTGGATTTATCAAAATGAATTTATTAGATAAAGCCATTGCTGCCATTTCACCGCAAGCGGCTGTTAAGCGCGCAGCGGCACGCCAAGTGCTCAATACTTATGAGGCCGCACGGCCATCTAAGCAGCGCAAGTTTCGCACAGAAAATGCCTCAGCCAATACAGTGGTTGGCATGTCTGCTAAGCAAATACGCAACCAGGTGCGCTACCTTGAAAAAAATCACGATATTGTGCGCGGTGCTTTGCGCACAATGGTCAACAATATTGTAGGGCCAAACGGCATTGGCGTTGAGCCACAGCCGCGCAAACGTGGCAGCAATGAAATACACGAAGAATACGCCAAAGCGCTGCGTGATGCTTACCGCGATTGGCAAAAACGACCAGAAGTAACATGGCAATTCCGCTGGCCTGCCGTGCAGCGTATGGTGGCTAAAACGTGGATTCGTGATGGCGAAATGTTTGCACAAACGCTGAGTGGCCCCGTACAGTTTTTAGATCATGGCACCGCTGTGCCATTTTCGCTTGAGTTAATTGAGCCAGACCTGATACCGCTTGATTTTGATGAGTTTAACACTGCCAGCGGCAATATTGCCAGCGTGCGCCAAGGCATTGCGCGCAATGCATGGGGTCGCTCTATTGGCTATTATGTGCATAAGGCCGACCCGTTAGAGACAGGGCTATCATCACTTAAATCAAACTTAAAATACGTGCCATCCGAGCGCATGCTGCATATCGCATCGGTTGACCGTATATCACAATTGCGCGGCATTAGTGACTTTGCCAGCGTAATTACGCGGCTTGAAGATATTAAAGATTATGAAGAAAGCGAACGTGTAGCTGCCAAAATTGCCGCCATGTTGACGGCCTACGTTAAACGTGGCACGCCAGATATGTATGACCCCGCTAATGGCGAGGTAGATGAAAACGGCAACCCAATACCCAACCAAATTTCATTAAGCCCTGGCACAATTGTGGATAGCCTCGCCATTGGTGAAGAAATTGGCTTAATTGATAGCAAACGCCCCAACCCGAATGTGGTGACGTTTCGCCAAGGCCAATTACGCGCGGCTGCGGCTGGTATTGGGGCTGGTTATAGCTCAATTAGCCGCGATTATGATGGCACGTATTCAAGCCAGCGCCAAGAGTTGGTTGAGCAGTGGATTCACTACGCATGCTTAACAGATGAATTCGTTGGCCAATTTGTGCAACCCACTTGGGAGCGCTTTGTGCTAGCGGCTAAATTATCAGGCGCGGTAAAAGTGCCCAGTGATGTTGAGCCTGGCACAGAAGACGACGCACTATTTGTTGGCCAAAGCATGCCGTGGATTGACCCTGTAAAAGAGGCCACCGCATGGCTAACACTCACGCAAGCAGGCTTTGCCAGCGAGGTTGAAGTAATGCGCAAACGTGGCGTTAACCCACGCGATGTGCTAGAGCAGATTGACCAGTTCCGCAAAGAAAGCAAAGGCAAAGAGCTGATATTTAGCAGCAACTTTTCCAACCAAAGCACGGCAAAAACTGATGCGCCAGCCGTGCAAGATGATACGCCAGATGCAACCGCTCAAGCAATGGCAGCACTTGCCAGCGGCATAGGCGCAATGGCCGCGCGTGAACAACCAGCCAGCAACATTACGGTGAATTCACCCGTGCATGTGGGTGTGGATGATGCGCAAGTAAAAAATATGGTTGATCACATTCAAGCCACAGCAAAAACCACGCTAGACCAAGTGAGCGAGGAAATACAAAACATGCAAATTAACATTGCAGCGCCAGCCGTAACGGTTGAAGCGCCCATTGTAAATGTTGAAAACCACTTTACCGCACCAGATGTAACAGTTGAGGCCAACATACCCGCTGCGCAGGTGCAAATTAGCCTGCCAAAACGCAAAACACAAACCACGGTGACTAAAGACCCGCAAGGCAAAATTACTGGTTCTGTCAGTGTAGAGGTTGACGAATAATGGCGACCTTAGTACCCGTACAAATGCAAGAAGGCGATGCCACAGGGCAAAATGCCGCGGCGTTTGATGTTGCTGGCTTAAAAGTGCAAGCAGTTGCACCAGTAGATGCAGATACAGGCGCTCCGCTTGATTTAGCCACTGAAAATACGCTTCTGGCAGTTAAAAACGCGCTTGATGCTTTAGTTGGCAATACCGATGCAGTAGAAACACTGCAAACAGCAACCAATAACGCATTAACCGCATTGCAAGGTTATAACGACAGCGTTGAAAGCTTACTCACTTCGCTTGGCACTAATACAGATGGATTAGAGGCGTTATTAAACACACTTGGCGTGCAGACTGACCAAGTAGAGCCATTGTTGACGGATATTAAAGCAGCAACTGAAGCAGCAAACACCAAGCTGCCAGCACTGCTAAATGGTAAATTGCCCGTTGATGCCACTTGCCAAAACATCACCAGTAAATTCCGTGATGCGTTTGAGGATTACACCCCTAACGGCACGCGGTGGAATGAGACCAAAGGCACAAATGATTTAATTTATGTGGATGGCAATGCCATCGCTGCATCATACCTGGTGATTAGTAAGTCACCCTTAAATGCTGGCAATGAATCTATTATTGAGAGTGTTGCCACGTTTGATTTACCAATTGAAATGTCTTTTGGTGCGCATTTATCACAGCGCACGTTGGGGCAATATTTCAGCTTTGAAATTGTAGATACTGGCACGCCTTTGGCTGATGTGCCAGATTTAACTATTAGCTCAATTAGCCAAGCCACGACCGTATTAACGGTAAATACCACCACACCGCATGGCTTGAGCATAGGCAAAAGCATTGGTATCGATGGGGTGAGTGATAGCCGCGCAAATTACCCCGCATTGGTGGTGGCCACAGTACCAAGTGCCACACAATTTACTTGCACGGCTGGCCCTGCTGGCACAATTGCATCATTAACGATTGCAACGGTAAATAATAGCGGATTTGTCTATTTTAGAGAGCGTCTAGGGCGTGCTAACGATGGCATTGCACAAATTTTTGAAAATGCCACTGCAACCAATGCAAGTTTATATGTGCGTTCTGAAAGTGGCGATGCTTACCCAAGTGGTACAGTAAATGGTAATCACTCAGTAACAATTAACTCATCTGCTTCAGTGCAGGCAATTAATGCTTATAACACTTTTGCATTTACACCCACCACGGAATATAAAATTTTTGCGCAAAGTGACCGCGTGCAATGGGTAGATAGCCCTGTTGATTCTGTTGCACAAACAACAAACCGTTTATTGCGCACGCAAGTATGCCCAAGCCCAAATAAAACTTATAAATTGCGCGTAAGGGCGGTTAATAATAAATCGCTTACCGTGCCAGTAGCACAAATTGTAAGCATTGTTAAAACGGGTACAACAACAGCAACAGTTACTACAGATACACCGCACGGGTTAACTACATTAGACCAAGTTGGCATATATGGGGCACGCGACCAAGCGGCATTTCCAAATACTGCACCAGTTGCGGTATCGTCAATTGTAAGCGCAACGGTGTTTACAGTAGTTATTGGCACGGCATCTACTACCACAAGTTATGGCGGATATGTTGCACGCATTCAAGGCGGCGCAACAATGGGCGGGTTAGGGGCATTGCCGCAAACAGTATCAACAGCCACACTAACAAACGGCATTTTATCTCTTGTTGGCGGGGTGGCGTGGACAGGCGCATTGATTGGTGACAGTGTGCAATTAGTTGGCATTAGAAACAACACAAACGGTGCAACGCTTGGCATTGATGGGGCATGGCGCGTAAGAAATATATCAGGCACAACCCTTGAGCTTGAGGCGCTAGGCTGGACAGCCCCTGCAAACTTTACCATCACCAACTGCGGTGGTGGCGTAATTAAACGCACCGATTTACGCATTAGCTTTGTGCGAATTTTTGATTATGAGCGTGAGCGCGTAGAAGTGCTGGCAAAAGCGGCTGGTGATATTGCAGGCGCAATTCCAGTGGTGCTGCAATCTAACGCGGTGGTGGCAAGTGGCACGCTAACATCGAATGAAGGCACGCCATTAACGCCATCAAGCAACATTATTAATAGTGCCGCAACGACCAACGCAACAATTGTAAAAGCATCTGCTGGCACAGTTTATGGCGTGCGAGCATCAAACAACGGTGCAACGCCTTGCTATGTACGCTTATATAACATTGCCACAGCACCAGTGCCAGGCACAACAGTAACGGCTGATTGGCTATTAGTGCCAGCAGGTAGTAGCGCATATTTAGATTATGGCGACAAGGGCGCAAGGTTTGCCACAGGCATAGGCTTGGCAATTACTGGCGGTGTTGCTGATACCGACACGACAGCGGTGGCACTTGGCCAAGTTAAAGTGGTTACGAGCTTTGTTTAACTATGCTGTTTTTATTTAACTGGAAACGCGCCACAACCAGCGCACAAGATGATGAAGATGCGCCAGCAGGTGCAATGGCTGGCAGCTTAAAAGTAAAGCAAAAGCGCAGACGGTTATCTGCTTTTAAGCCGCTGCGTGATATTGAGTTCCCCATGCATGAGTTGGGTGATGATGAAGATTTATTGCTAATGCTTGGCGTGATTTAAGGAGTAAAAAATGCGAATTAGACGAATACATATACCAGTTATTTTAAATAACAAATTACCGGATGGTGATCAGGCAGGCGGTAATTTACTGCTGATTAACGCGGTGGACTTTTTACTCATTAACGGCAGTGGCGATAAATTAAGGATTTCATAATGGCAAACCAACAAGCAAATGAATTAGCAGCATTAGATTTGCCCTTGCAATCTGGTGATATTTTGCTGGCTCAACGTGGTAGTGAGCCGCTTAAAAAGATTGCTTTTGGTGATTTGCAGGGTGCAGTCAATAGCGATATGCCATCAACGATGCTCAATCAAGCTGGCAAGGTGCTTGTTGCAAATGCGACTGAGGATGCAAATGTTTATGCTGATTTAGCGACAGGATTTTTTAATCTAAAACCTGAGAACTACTTACGCACGCGCGCTGCTTTGGCTGGCGTTGTGGGTGGTTTAGCTAATACATATATTTACTTCTGGTGTTCTGAAAACCAGCAACTACAAGAGGATGGCTACACATCTTACAAGCACACAATACAACAAAGTGGCGCAAAAGCTTTACAATCAGTCGGAATTAATGCGAGTTGCAATAACTTTTTTGGTATCGGTAACTCAGCTTTAGCAAACTGGAATAGCTCAGATTTACGCGTGGCAAATTTAGCGGCGGCTTGGACTGATTCAACTGGATTTGGGTTTAAACGCTGGATAAATACTTCAACTACTGACCCCTTTATTTTTAGACCGATGGACACGACAGGGGCTAGAAATACACGCGGCGCACAAATACTTACTGATACTTGTGATGTATGGTATGAAGATGCGGCAAGTGGCACACAAGATGTATTTACTGTGAAAGCTGGCACGTTAGGGGCTGCGAAAACAATTACAGGAATCACAAAAGCAAACCCCGCAGTGCTAAATATTGTAGGGCATGGGTTATCTGTTAATGACCATATATTGCTTGAGTGCGATGGCATGTTACAGTTTGCAAGTCATGTTGTGTATGTCCATACTGTGGTTGATGCTGATAATATTCAAGTAAGATTCCCAAGCTCTGCTAGTGCGGTTAACTCAACTTCTTTCGGCACATTTACCGCAGGTACAGCAAAGCTTATTACGCTAACAAACGCAACGGCAACAACGGCGGTTACTTACACAAATAACAGCGTTGTGCGTAAGGCGGTATTTACTAGCCCCGCTACAGCTATTTGGTTTGTGCAAAAATCAGCAACGAACACCAATCGTTTAGCAATTCAAGGCTTTAATTGCTATGATTCGTCCGTTAAACAAGTATCGGTGTTGCGCACTGGTAACTGGGTTGTTGATTCGTTCTCTGGCACGGCATGGGATAGTTTACTCGGCGCATTAACAAGCACCAACGTAAACTCAGGTGTGGCTGGTGGAAACGCAACAACTGCACAGCCTAAAATTCCATTGCTTATTATTGATATTGGTTTGCTAGAGGCTTATTACGGTTCAACATCTACATCAATAGTTAATTACCTTAACGGACTAATCACTGCGGCAAAAACTGCTGGCATGGAGGTTATCCTCGCATTAGATTGGGAGCGCATATATACATTCACAACCAAGGCCAAAGCAGACGCGGTGCGTTATGGCGTGTATCAAGCCGCCGATGCGAATGACGTAGGTGTTATTGATATTGGTTTATTGCAAGGTTCGCCTACAAATAACATCAATGCTGGAATGTTAGGTGCAGGTGGATTACGCTTAACACCAAGTGGCGCAATGAATGTGGGTAATATTGTTGCTCAAGGGTTGCTGAGTCTATTTAGACAATCTGACGTACACGTAAAAAATTCAGTAAGCAATTATATCCCCAATAAACTACCGCTTGGCTCGGGTAACGTCACTGTTACAAAATCGTTTTTTGGCACACATGCTGGGAAAACAAATTTATCAGTCCCAAGCACTTACAATTTTGGGCTGTATCGCTCATGGGATGGTGGGGCTAGTGCATGGGCTGATATAGAGCCAACGGCTGGTAACTATGATTTCACCAAGCTAGATGCAGTTATCACCGCGGCGTGGGCAAAGGGCATTACACGTTTTATGTTTACGTTTGGCATTATACCAAGCCATGCAGTCAATGTGAGCTGGTATAACTCAATCAATGCGATTGCACGTAATACTTTTTATGCAGAGGGTGAAGTAAGAAGACCTGCTACTGGTAATGGTTGTATTTATAAATGAATTGATGCATAATGTGTCAAACATTCAAAATCAAGCATGATACCAAATTTAGATTCATTGAAAAGACAGTTCCAGTATAAAAACGGCGGCTTGTATAGGAACTCGTCCGGTAATCGTAGTTATATCCGTCCAGATGGGTATGCCTATACAAGATTAGACGGAAGGCAATACGGAGAACATAGGCTAATCCATTTCATTTTTACTGGGGAGTGGCCGCATCAGGTTGATCATATAAACGGCATCAGAAATGACAATCGTCCTGAAAATTTACGCTCTGCGACAAATGCCCAAAATAGCATGAACCGAAGAAACACGCCCGGATTACACAAGGGGTGTTATTGGGTTCCAAAGCGCGAAAAGTGGATGGTGCAAATAGGATTGAATGGGAAAAGGAAAACGGTTGGCTATTTTTCGGATTTGGACTCTGCAACTATGGCATACAAATTAGAAGCGATCCGGCTATTTGGTGAATTTGCCAGCACTGGCCCAACTTAACTAATATATGCAATAATTGTGCCATCACGGTTAACCCGAGGTGAGTATGGGCGTACATTCAACCTTCACGCAAGACAAGGCAGATGAGATTTGCATTCTTCTAGAGGACGGTTTAAGCCTGCGTAAGGCTGCTGATGCTGTAGGCGAATCGGCTAGAACGATTCTCAATTGGACTAAGGCGAATCCTGACTTTCTTACGCAATACGCGCGAGCAAGGGAAATCGGCTATCTTCAATTGGCTGATGAAATCCTAAATATTTCTGATGAGGCGCAAGTTGAGGTCCGGTATGACGGTGAAGACACTAGATTAGACCTTAGTGCAACAGCCGTGGCCCGTAACAGGCTGCGAGTCGATACCCGTAAATGGATGCTATCAAAGATGCTGCCAAAGGTGTACGGCGACAAGATCGAGGTTAAGGGCGACCCTGACAACCCACTGCAAACCGTCAACAAAGTGGTGTTTGAAGTTGTCAACGCTAAGGGTTAAAGTACCCGAAAAGCTCGTACCGCTTGGTCGAATCAGCCCATCCGGTGCGCTCATCACGATACCTGCGGACGATCTTTTTGCCACGCTTGACAAACTTTTCATCTTCTTTCTTGGAGATTTTGAGCTTATCCAGCCAATCGCCAGCCGCGTCAATCTTGATGATTTCGTTCATGCTGTCACCGTTGCAGATACCGCGCCATTAGTCACGAACGGCACGCCGTTGGACCATGTAGCCGGTGCGTTGGTGGAAATGCACAAAGCGCCCGTTGGTGTAATCGGTAGCCCTGAACAATACGTGGTATTTGCCGGCAGTCCTGCTGTTGCGTCAACGTAGAACAATCGTCCGGTAGCGTCAAAACTCAGGCCATTAGCCACATAAGCGCCTGAAACCAGAGTGGCCCGAACACGCGGGGCGGCGTCGTTCTCACATCGAAGCGAGTTAAACACAGCATCAGCCGCGTTATCGGCTGCGCTGGTTAAAACGACTTGATCGGAAACGATAGGAGCGAGCATTAATACCTTTCGGTCTTACGGGGGGCCATATCCCAAAGCTCGTCCAGGGTAGCTGTGACAATTCTTCCATTTTGGCCGGTTATGGGGAATATATCAGGTTTTTCGGGTTCTTTCTCTTTATTTTCTTGCATTATCTGGCATCCGTAGGCAAAAGCGTCACTTGGATGGCTTGCCCAGTTGTGCAACGGCTCACGCGAAAAGACGCCGTTTTCCTCACTGTAGGAGTATTCCCACGCTATCAGCCCATCCAGTCCAGTCTCGCACAAGTCCCGGTTAAACTCACATCTAGGCGTGATTGTCCTGGCCGCGTTGATCTGGTCCATTTTCTTGGATTGCGCCACGATAGCCACATTACCCGGC